AACAATTCCTGCTGGAACAGAGGTGAATGTTCTCGAGTATGTTGATGGATTTGCTAAGATCGCAGATGGTGAGTACGTCAACGAATCCTTTCTTAAATAAATAACGAGGTATTAATATATGGCAGAGACAGAATTAAATAATAATATTTTAAATAGCGTCAAAGAATACTGTGGCATATCGATAGATTCTGATGTTACAGCATATGACAGTCAAATAATGTCACATATTAATACTGTACTTATGATGCTAAATCAAATGGGTATTGGAGATCCCGCCAGAGAATTTAGAATTAAAGATGGTACAGAAACGTGGGACCAATTGATTCAAAATGATAAATACTCTGGTATAAAAGATTATGTTAATATAAAAACAAAATTACTTTTCGATCCCCAATCATTTACTCCAAATGCTATGAGTTCTACTGAAGAATTATTAAAAGAAATAGAATGGAGATTAAGTTATCAAGCCGATGCAGATGCTGCTGGTATTCCAACATAATCTGCATTTTTTCTTTAATCTTGAAAGGAGGAAACCTTCAGATGGATGTCACAGAATAATGCCAATCTGATCAATGCTAATCAGACTAATACTATTAGCACACAGATTAGTCAGATGGCATCTCAGCTTAGTTCTTGCTGCTGTGAAATTAAGACACAGATGCTCCAGGATCGTCTTGATGCAGCTGAAAGACATAATGCTGTATTGCAGAATGCAATCGACAATAATAATCAGACTCAGACGATTCTTTCTCAGCTTGGTAGATATGTTACCTGGGCTGGAACGGGTTTTCCTGCAGTTGGTACTGCAGTAACCTCTAATGTGGCTGGTTGATGAGAATCACCAAAATTGGGGAGGTGGGTGTAAAAGCTCACCTCTCTTTTTCCATAAAACTCTTGAAGGTTATGCATTATGTTATCAAATACTGCAACCCCTAAGTATTACGGAGAATTTCGAAAAAAAGTACTACGAGGCGAAATCCAAGTATGCAATGAGATTTCATTACAGATGAACCGTATTGATGAGCTTATAGCGGATCCTAGATATTACTATGATGATGAAGCTATAAACGGATGGGTTTCCTTCTGTGAAAAAGAAATGACCCTTACAGATGGATCTGATGTAGAATTATTGGATTCATTTAAACTTTGGGGTGAACAAATATTTGGTTGGTATTATTTTACTGAAGTAAGAGTATATTTACCATATGAGCATAGAGCTGGTGGACGATTCATAGTAAGAAAAAAGAAAAAAAGACTTATTAATAAATTCTATCTTATAGTTGCCAGAGGTGCTGCAAAATCATTATTTTTATCATTTATACAAGCTTATTATTTAGTATGTGATACCAAAACAACGAGCCAAATCACCACGGCTCCAACAATGAAACAAGCAGAAGAAGTTATGGCGCCAATAAGGACTGCTATAACAAGAGCTAGAGGACCGTTATTTAGTTTTCTAACTGAAGGATCTCTTCAAAATACAACTGGAAATAGAAATGACAGAGTTAAATTAGCTAGCACAAAAAAGGGTATACAGAATTTTTTAACTGGCTCTATTATCGAAGTTAGACCAATGACTATCGATAAATTGCAGGGTTTAAGATGTAAAATAGCAACAGTCGATGAATGGCTTTCCGGTGATACAAGAGAAGATGTCATAGGCGCTATTGAACAAGGTGCAGCTAAAATTGACAACTATTTAATAGTAGCTGCTAGTTCCGAAGGTACTGTTCGAAATGGCGTAGGAGATACTATAAAGCTGGAGTTAAAGCAAATCCTAAATCCGGATGATCCTTATAATCCTGCAAATACTGCCATATTCTATTACAAATTAGATGATAAAAGAGAAGTAGCAGATCCCAAAATGTGGGAAAAAGCAAATCCCAATATAGCAGCATTAGATGCTTGGGCTGCATATCAAAATGACGTTGATAGAGCTGAAAATGCTCCATCGGCAGCTAACGATATTTTAGCAAAAAGATTCGGAATACCAATGGAGGGTTATACATATTTCTTTACATATGCTGAAACCCAACCACATAAAAAGAGAAGCTATAAAGGAATGGCATGTGCATTAGGAGCCGATTTATCACAAGGTGACGACTTTTGCGCATTTACATTTTTATTTCCTTTAAGTGGAGATGCTTTTGGAATTAAAACCAGAAGTTATATATCATCAATTACTTATAATAGACTTCCGGGAGCTGCTAGAATAAAGTATAATGAATTTATAAAAGAGGGAACCCTAATTGTTATGGATGCTCCTGTGTTAGATATGATGGACGTCTATGATGATTTGGAGGAGTATATAGATGATTTCGATTATGATGTAAGATGCTTTGGATACGACCCCTATAATGCAGAATCATTTATTGATCGATGGATGAGAGAAAATTCTCCTTATGGTGTCGAAAAAGTAATCCAGGGTGCAAAAACAGAGTCAGTCCCCCTTGGCGAGTTAAAGATTCTTTCAGAAGAAAGATTACTCAAATTCGATGAAGCTTTAATGTCATTTGCAATGACAAATAGTATTGCTTTGGAAGATACTAATGGTAATAGAAAACTTTATAAAAAAAGACATGAACAAAAGATTGACAATGTTGCAGCTATGATGGATGCTTATATAGCTTATAAACTTCATAAGGAGGACTTCTAACATGGAATCAAGAACTATTTATATAGTCGGAGATAAAGACTATCTCATGCACCACGGCATAAAAGGCCAGAAATGGGGCGTAGAAAATGGTCCTCCTTATCCATTAAATTCTGATATTTCAACAGGCTCTAAATTAAAGAATACCCAAACCATAGATGATGTTAAGAAAGCATTAGAAAATTGGGATATTCCAACTAGATATAAAACAATTCTTGGTATTGAAAAGCAGACGTCTGATTTAATAGAACGATATCAGCATGGAGATAAACTATCCAAGCATGAGAAAAAAGTTATAGATTCGATAGGTAAAGATAATATTGATGGGTACACCAAATATGTTAAACTTAGAAAGTTTGTTGATGATAAATTTGGCAATTATTATTTGGGTAAATCCAAATCAAAAGACTTTGATAAATATTCCAAGATGATAGAAGAAGCTTGTAAAACTAAAGATTGGACAAAAATTAGAAAAGCTAATTCTGAATTTGTTGGTGCTGGTCTTAGAGCTATCGGAATCGATGACACACCTGAAAATAGAGAAATCGCAGAATTATTAATTATGGAAGATTAATCATGATTTATGCATCAAATTGTATTTAAAAGCTAAAGAAGTATAAGAATTATGCTAAGTCTTATAATAAATCTAAAACAATTAAAGAAAAGGAGAAATGAAAATGGATCTTATGTCGAACAATCAAAATGGAAATCAGCAAAATGTTCACCTCTATGAAGCAATCAAAAGACATTAGTGAAGAGGAGTATAATAAGATGTATAAAGAAATTCTCAGAGCTTATGAAGATGAAATGAATAAACTTGAAAGTGCTAAGAAACTTTATAGATCTTGATTTATTAAGTACTTTTGATGCTCTTTATATGAGGTCTAGGTACTTTTTAAAAAATCTGGCGTGGTGAACCAGAGCTCCTTTCAAGAGGTATTACATTTTAATGTGATATAAAGTTATACAAAAGTTACTTAGACTTCATATAAAGGGCATCAAAAGTGTATTGAAAGGAGTAATAATATGCCAAAATCACCAGCAAATAAAGCAAATAGTGGTATAAAATCGTTTCCAGCACCAACCTCACCAGAAGATGCTGAAAAAACATGTATCGCTTTAGCTATGAATTTAGCTATGCAAAGATTACAAGATGGTAGTGCTACTTCACAGGAAGTATGCTATTTTCTTAAATTAGGTTCTCAAAAAGAAAAGAATGAGAATGAATATGTTAGGGCAAAAATAGCTTCGGAGCATGTTAAAGCAGAACAAATCCAAAAAGCTCAAAATAGTGGTAATACAGCAGAAGAAGCTTTAGCTGCTTTTAGAGGATATTCTATGGGTCTTAATGACGAGGATGAATATTATGATTAGAACATATTCTGAATTAATAAAATTGCCAACATTTGATGAACGATTTGAATATTTAAAACTTAAAGGAAAAGTGGGTTTTGAAACTTTTGGATATGACAGATATTTAAATCAAAACTTTTATAAATCAAGTTTATGGCGAAGTGTAAGGAATAGAGTTATTAATCGTGATATGGGCCGAGACCTCGGAGTAGAAGGTTATGAGATATATGGTAAAATCATAATTCATCACATGAACCCAATAACAATAAATGACATAGAAGAAAGCACATCTTATTTAATGAATCCTGAATATTTAATATGTGTAAGCTATGATACTCATCAGGCAATCCATTATGGAGATAGAAATCTACTTGCTGAAAAAGGTTTGAATGAAAGATTTCCAAATGATACATGCCCATGGAAATATTCAAATAATAAAGAGGAACAAAAATATGAATTATAAATATGTATATACTCAGCCATCTAAATTAAGAGCTCTTAAACATGACGATTTAGGATTTTCAGACACATTATGTCATGCCAAAAAAGGCGAAGAAGTAGCAGGTCATAAGTATACGTCGAGAGAATGGAAAAATGGTTCGTGGCAATATATTTATGATCATACTTTTGGAAGAAGAAAGAAAAAAGAAGACTTACAAAATAAAATAGATTATTATGATTATTTGATAAATCGTACATTGCAAGACAAAATAGATGTTTATTCAAGAAAAGTAGATAAAATTCTTAAAGATTATCCAGATGCAAAATCAGCCTATTCAGATAATCATTGGTATTATCAGCAATATGCTGATAAATTGAAAGAATTACAAGATGAACAGCAACAAGCTAAATGGAAATTGGAAGATTTAGAAAAAGAATTTAAATCATATTAAATAGAGGAACAAATTCATGAATTATAAATATGTATATACTCAGCCATCTAAATTAAGAGCTCTTAAACACGACGATTTGGGGTTTTCAGATACATTATGCCATGCTAAAAAAGGCGAAGAAGTAGCAGGTCATAAGTATACGTCGAGAGAATGGAAAAATGGTTCTTGGATTTATAATTATGGCGACGAAGGGTCAGCTGATAAACAAAAGGATACTTCATATAGTCGTTCAGAATCTGCTCAGGCAGCTCAAAATAGAAATTTTAATGCTTCGATGGATAAATCTATAGATAAAGCGAAACAAATTCAAGACAATGCACAATTTACTAGAGATAAAGCATATGAAAAAATTCAGGAAGAATATAAAAATGGATACTTAGATTCAAAGAAAAGTGAAGTTAGTTATAATAATGTAAAATTTGAATTAATGACAGCTGTAAAAACAGTTTGGCATGAAGTTCAAATAAAAGGAGAAAATTTAAAAAATAACAAACCTGGCAATTTAAATAGTCCTCAAGGAGTTCAATGGCTTAAAGATTATTACGATTATAGAAAAATGATAGAAGAAGCAGAAGATTTCCAAAAATTTGCAGATGATATGTTTGCAAAGGTAGCAAATTTACAAAATCGAAATGGATCTAAAGTTTTGGGATCTTATGATTGGGACAGTACAAGTTATAAATTTAATGATAAAAGTGACATTCCGATAGATGAATTTGAATTTAATTATATAACAGAAGTTAAGAAATATTCGCCACTGAATACAGAATATAAACATATATTTTCTATGCAATAAATAATAAGGAGAAATTCAAAATGGCTAATAAAAATAGGATTATACATGGATTATCATTAGAAGGTTGAACAACAGAAAGCGGTCACAATTATGGATAAAAAATTTTTTATAATGTCATATGTCGATTATCCTCAGATGAATTTTATTAATGATTCAGAGTTATCGCATCATGGTATTAAAGGTCAACATTGGGGTGAAAGAAATGGCCCACCATATCCAATTGATCATAAAGTAATGAAAAAAGGCACAAAGTTAAATTCTGTTATTGCTGTAACAGGAGATAAATATCAAATGAATGCCGGTAAATTAGTAAGAGACGCTAATGGTAATATCCAGAAGGTACCGATTTATACATACAATCCAGATGATAAATGGGATAATCAAATATATAAAGGCCCATTTTCTAGATATATAGAAAATAGAGCTCAACGACGTGCACCATTTGCTAATGTTAAAATACAAGAATTAAAATTCGAAACTATAAAAGATTTAACTATGCCAACAAAAGAAGAGCGAGTTAATGAATTTAAAAATCTATATAATGATAAAAAATCTAAAAAAGATATAATAAAGGATTGTTCTGATATTCAAAAATTATTAGTGCAACAACAAGTCGGAAATCCAAAAGAAATTGAATCATACAAAAAATTAAATTTAAAGAAATTGAAAACAGAT